AATTGCACTTTGGTAATATTTTATAGCACGTCATCTCATAATATAAATGTAAGATATAAAATAACAAATGGGACTCAGCGAAGACACGAAGATAAATCTATCACCACGAAACTTTATATTCATAATCGGTCTTGTAGCTACGTTTGTTAGTATGTACTTCAAGCTTCATGCTGAGGTTGAAGATGCTAAGTTACTTCCTCCAAGAGACACTCAGGTTGATGCCGCAATAATAAAGACCTCAAGTGAGATTGAGTTTATTAAGTCAGAGATAAAACATATTAAGGGACAGCTAAATACAATGGAAGAGCGTCTCTATAAACTTCAATAATTATGATTTGTAAATGCTGTAGACAGCCGCTACCATCTAAGTCAAAGTACCTATGGATATTTGACAATGGACACGGTGGAATAATTGATGGTGTATATCAGACACCGGGGAAACGTAGTCCTATATGGTCAGACGGCTCTCAGCTTTTTGAGGGAGAGTTTAATAGGGCTATTGTAGATAGGCTTGTTGACTACTGTAAGATTAAGAACATTGACTATGTGAATCTTGTAGACACACAGGAGGACGTTCCTTTATCGGAGAGAACAAAGAAAGCCAATGAGATATATCGAGAGTCAGAGAAGCCCTGTATATATGTTAGCATTCATGCAAATGGATTTACAAGCGAGTCGGCAAATGGATGGGAGGTGTACACCTCTGAGGGTGAGACCAAGTCTGACGACATTGCTACGGTATTATTCAACGAGGCAGACAGAGAGTTTCCTAACTACACGATGCGTAAGGACACATACTCTGATGGAGACGTTGACAAGGAGGCGAACTTCTATGTGCTGATACACACAGCCATGCCTGCGATACTGTCTGAGAACTTCTTTATGACAAACCAAAGAGACTGTAATCTTCTTATGAGCGAGAGCGGTAGAGACAGGATTGCCAAGATACATATTGAAATGATAAATAAAATAGAAAGCGAATGAAACCAATTTGGATGAAGCTGTTCGGAAAAGGAACAGATGTAGCCGATAAATTAGGCGGCTTAGTAGATAGGTTCGTAAGAACCAAAGATGAGAAGGCAGAGTTTGAGAAGGATATGGAGAATATCTTTATTCAGGCAGAGGCAGATATGCAGAAGAATGTCACCGAGAGATGGCGTACAGATATGCGTTCAGACTCTTGGCTGTCTAAGAATGTTAGACCTATGGTCCTAATATTTTTAATTGTTAACACCATGCTGTTGATATTTATAGATGCAGGGATGATAAGCTTTAAGGTAGAGGGTAATTGGGTGGACCTATTACAGCTTATTCTACTTACTGTTATCACGGCATACTTTGGCGGAAGAACGTGGGAGAAAACAAGAAAGAAATAATTCCTATCTTTGTGTAAAATATAATACAATGAAATTAAATGAGAACGAGTTAATACTTCTGCAGGGACTGCACGAAGATTTTAACAAGGCTAAGGTGTCTTTAGCTGATGTAGAGCTACAGAAGCATTCAATACTTAAAGGTATTGAGAACCTAAAGGAGCACTTCGCTAAACACGAAAAAGAACTAATAGAAAAATACGGAGCGGATTCTGTAATTAATATTCAGACAGGAGAGGTAACGGAGAAAAAAGAATAAGATGTCAAAGATAAGTACATACAACAATGCAAGTCCGGTAACACTATCGGACAAATTAATAGGAACCTCAGTAGGAGCGACACCCGCTAATGCAACTAAGAACTTCTTAGTTAGCGACCTGTTGGCTTTGTTTGAGGGGAATATAACATTGGAGGATGCACTTCTCGCAGGCAACACCTCAACGACAGCGATGATTCTTGGAGGCTCTTTAAGAATCAATTCAGGACTTCTTGATGCAGCCGGAGGGTTGGGAACAAGCGGACAGTCTCTCCTATCTACAGGAGCAGCAGTCTCTTGGGGAGACCCGTCAGTTGGAAAGCTTTCTCTTCCTGTAAGATATGCTGAGGCGGTAGCTAAAGGAGACCCATTATATATATCAGGATACAACGTAGGTCAGTCAAGATTAGAGGTGTCAAAAGCAGACTCAGCGTCAGCAGCAACGATGCCCGCAATAGGTCTTGCAGACGCAGCATATTCGTTAAATGATAATGGAACAGCAGCGTCTATAGGGACATTAACAGACATAGACCTATCATCGTTAGTTCCTGCACCAAGCGTAGGGGATGTATTATATATCGCATCAGGAGGAGGTCTTACTAAGACAGCTCCAACAGGAACAGCACTTATTCAGAACGTAGGAATAGTGTCAAGAAACTCAGGAGCGAATGGGATAATTGAGGTTACTGCAATAGGTAGAGCCAACGCTCTCCCTAACATCACACCATCAAGTGTTTTGTTTGGAGGGACTGCAGGTCAAGCATCAGAGAGCATTCGGTTAACATACACCGAGCAGGACATAGCCCAAGGAGCAGCAACCTTTGCGGGGAAGACAGATATATCCACAGGGCTTTTTAAACTGTCACAGCTAAGAACATTTGCTGACAATGCAGCGGCATTAGCAGGAGACCTTCTTGTTAATGATGTGTACAAGACAGCAGCAGGAGAGCTTAGAATCGTAGTTTAATGGACATTAGGAAGATATCTATAGGACCCGACTACAAAAGTAGTGCCATGCATTACATCGTGGGTCAGGAGATATTAGGGTCTAAGTACAAAATACATCTAATAAAATTTTATCCTGAGAATGAGTCTATTAAGATATGGATTCAGCAGGAGGACGAGGTGATGCTTTGGAAGGAGTTCACCCGAACAATGCCAATTTCAATTGAATACAATATAAATTTTTAAATGCAATCACCGTTTTACTTTATAACAAAATCAAAGAACGGCAAGCGATACAACAACACAAAACAGATAGGGGGGATTGACTTTATTACAAGCACCTCTGAGGAGGACCACAAGTCCTCTAGTCGCTATGCTACAGTCATTGAGACACCAATAGGATATACAGGACCAATCGAGGTTGGTGACACGCTGTTGGTGCACCACAACGTATTTAAGTTTTACAACGACATGAAGGGAAGGAGGCAGAGTGGAAAGAGCTTCTTTAAAGACGACCTGTTCTTTATAGATGAGGAGCAGTTCTTTATGTATAAACACAATGGTGAGTGGAACTCATACGATAGGTACTGCTTTGTTAAGCCAATTCCTGCAGAGGACTCTTATATGTTTAAGCCGTTCTCCGAAGAGCCATTGATGGGAGAGATGGTGTATCCCAATGAATATCTAAAGTCAAAGGGCATTAAGTCAGGAGACACTATATGCTTTAAGCCTGACAGCGAGTATGAGTTTGATGTTGATGGAGAGAAGCTTTATCGTATGTATGACCATCAGGTAACAATAAAACTATAATGGACACAAAAGATATTAAACTAAGAATAATACAGGCGGGTATGCAGGCGGTTGAGCAGCTTATAAAGGTTGCTAAGGAGGACATTATAAAGCCTGACCCTGACGATGAGCTAGCTGCGGATAGATTAAAGAATGCTGCTGCTACAAAAAAGTTAGCTATATTTGATGCATTCGAGATACTCTCAAAGATAGAAGGGGAGAAACAGAACATAGATGTCTCAGAACGTGGGGCGACAAAGATAGATACAAAACAAGGATTTGCAGAGAGAAGGTCAAAATAACTTATACAGTGTTCTAAAGGATTACATACCATCAAAGGTGGTAAAGAATAAGAACAGGGTAAAGAGTTGGACCTATGGATATAATGACAAGTACGATGCTGTAGTAATATCCAAGTCGGGACAGATAGGAGATGTTGTAAGCATCAATGGCTTACGGATAGCGTTACCTATTACCCCTGATAAAACATCAAAAGGAAAAAATTATTGGGAGCGTGAGGAGATTCCAAAAGAGCTTGATAAGATTCAGTCTATATTCCAATGGAATGATATGCCCTCAGCGTTTAAGAACAGGTGGGTGGACTATATCGAGGAGGAGTTTGATAGAAGGGAGGAGGGCTATTGGTTTATAAATAATGGTACTCAAACATATATAACAGGAGCACACTATATGTATCTACAGTGGACCAATATTGATGTTGGATACCCTGACTTTAGGGAGGCTAATAGGATACTATACATATATTGGGAGGCTTGCAAGGCAGACAAGAGATGCTTTGGACTAGACTACCTAAAGATTAGGCGTTCAGGGTTCTCGTTTATGTCCTCCTCGGAGTGTGTAAACACAGGGACGCTTGTAAGGGATTCAAGGGTAGGCATACTATCAAAGACGGGTAGCGATGCTAAGAAGATGTTTACCGACAAGGTTGTACCGATATCTCAGCGTCTACCATTCTTCTTCAAGCCCATACAGGACGGTATGGATAAGCCGAAGACCGAGCTTGCGTTTAGGATTCCGGCATCAAAGATTACAAAAAAGAATATGTCCACCATTGACGACATGGATATGGAGGGGCTTGACACCACAATAGATTGGAAGAACACAGACGACAACAGCTATGACGGTGAGAAGCTATTGCTATTGGTACATGACGAGAGTGGTAAGTGGCTGAAGCCTAACAATATACTAAACAATTGGCGTGTTACAAAGACGTGTCTTAGGTTGGGTAGCAAGATTATAGGCAAGTGTATGATGGGCTCAACCTCAAACGCATTGAATAAGGGTGGGGAGGAGTTTAAGAAGTTATACAATGACTCTAATCCGATAAAGAGAAACGCTAACGGTCAGACCAAGAGCGGGTTATACAATTTGTTTATTCCTATGGAATGGAACATGGAGGGTTTTATTGATAGGTATGGAATGCCTGTACTAAGAAAACCTACTAAGCCGATACTTGGTGTGGACGGGGAGATGATTGATAACGGGGCTATTGACTATTGGGAGGCTGAGGTTGATTCATTAAAGAATGACCCTGACGCATTGAACGAGTTCTATCGTCAGTTCCCACGTACAGAGTCTCATGCCTTCAGGGATGAGAGCAAGCAGTCACTCTTTAATCTAACAAAGATATATCAGCAGATTGATTATAACGACTCACTAATAAGAGAGCATCACCTAACACGGGGTAGCTTTCATTGGAAGGACGGTATAAAGGACAGTAAGGTGATATGGAGTCCTGACAAGAGGGGAAGGTTCTTGGTTAGTTGGACACCGAACAAGGGTTTACAGAATGCGGTTATAGATAAGCGAGGGGTTAAGTATCCCGGCAACGAGCATATCGGAGCCTTTGGATGTGACTCATATGACATTTCAGGAACAGTAGGAGGGGGTGGTTCTAACGGAGCTTTGCATGGATTGACTAAATTCAACATGGATGAAGCCCCCTCTAATGAATTTTTTTTAGAGTACGTGGCTAGACCGCAGACCGCAGAGATATTCTTTGAGGAGGTTCTGATGGCTTGCGTGTTCTATGGTATGCCAATACTTGTGGAGAACAATAAGCCTAGGCTACTGTATCACTTTAAGAACAGGGGGTACAGGGGGTTTAGTATCAATAGACCTGACAAGCAGTATAACAAGCTCTCTAAGACAGAGAAAGAGCTAGGG